CGTGCTGTAGATTTTGGTGATTTCTGCGCGGGCGATCTGCGCGTCATCGCGCCAGACCACCCCATTCAACCCGTCGAGACATTTGAGCAGATTATCCGAATCAGGTTTGCTGGTGTGCCACAGGGTCGTCGCCGCTTTGTTCTTCGACCACGACACGGGCTTAAGGAAGATGGCCTCGACCGACACACGGAGCGGCCCTTGCAGCGGCTCCCGGCCATTCATCGCCTGCTGCGCGAAGTGCTTTAATTGGGCTTCGTAGCTGACTGTCTTTGCTGGCGTGTAGGCGCGTCCTGTCGCTCTTACAAAGCGGGCGCGGCCTTTGCCGACCGGGATGCCGGGGACCGTGAAGGTGATCATGGCGCACCAAAGAAAGGGGTGCCGGTCAGCCGGAGGGGTACGGCTGACCGGCGTTCACTGGCACGGAGGGGCTTGTGCCAGCAAAAAGAAAAGGGCGACCGAAGCCGCCAAGTGCCCGTCGATGACCGGGCGTCAGGTGTGTTTCCGGCACCTGCGTAATTCACCCTCTCGCCATGTCCGTCTCACGCGCTGCTTGGCTTTCCAAGTGCGCGGCGATGGCTACGGCCACTTCACCAACAACGGATCGGTGGTTGCGTTCGGCGACGATCTTGATTTGGTCCACAAGGTCCACCTTGACGGCGACCTGAGTGTGGGGCGATTTGCGGGGCATCTGTGTCTCCAATTGTCGTGCTATCATTAATACCACAGGGAAATCGCGTTGCAACCATTTTAATGGCTTGACGGTAGTACTACTCGATGGCAATATCATGGCATCAACACACGGAGGGTTCCCATGAACGACATCTATCATTCCGACAACGTGAAGCTGACCACCACCGGCCACAGCCCGCTGAACGGCGGGGCGGCGATCTCGCTGTTTGATGACGGTCAGGTAGTTCTGGCCATCCATGCAGCCAACCGCTCTCTCAGCGTCAGTCTGCACATCGACGCCGACAGCCTGCGGGCTTTTGCCAAGCTGCTGAACGATGCGGTCGATGCCCTCAAGGTCGAGGACGCGGCCAATGTCTGACAAGCCATCCGACAGCCCGCTTGACGAGCCGGAACCCAAGCCTGCCAAGGTACTGAGCATCGGCAGTTTCTCGCCGGGGTGGGATTTAAACAGGCGAAACCGTGCCGCGCAGCAGTTGCGCCATGACCTTGCCAATGCTTTTCGCAGCAATGAAGCGGCTGGCAAGTACGATGGAGATGACAAGTGAGCAACGTGCATCCTGCCTTCACCGGCATCCTGGCCAACTTCTCGACGCAGCACGACCGGCTGACACGCCTTGAGATCGAGCGCGAAAACCGGGCCGAAGATGTCTCCGACCTGAACGTCATCCGCCGCGATCTGGCGATTGCTTTCAAGTTTGCCGAGGCATCGGACGTTTCCGGCATGGACACTATCGCGCAGTCGATTGACGACGTTATCGGCGCGCTCGACGCCATCATTGAACGGGTGGACCTGATCGGTGACTGACGGCGACTGGAACGACACCATCACCCTGGTCCTGATCGGCCTGCTTATTGGCTGCGTCATCTGGGGCATCACTGGGGATCAGATATGAATTTCCGCCAACCAGTTTTCCTAACCCGCGACGGCCTGCCGGTGTTCGGCGTCATCGTTGGTCGCTGCTTTCACCACGGCGAGATGCATTACGATGTGCGCGTCGGTGCGAGCCTGATCCACGTAGATGTGCCAGAGAAGGATGTGAAACATGCTGATTGATGGCGTGTCATATGGTCTGAGCGCCGAGGCACTTGCAGAGCGCAAGGGCTTCATCAACGCCTCTGAATGTCCGACGATCTGCGGCGGCGATGCCGAGAAGCGGCACCGGCTGTGGATGGAAAAGACCGGACAGGCCGAGCCGGAAGATTTGTCGGGTGTGCTGCCGGTGCAAATGGGCAGCTACACTGAGCCGTTCAACTGCGCGTGGTTCGAGAAGGTCACCGGCATGAAGGTGACGGGTCGCCAGGATGTTCTCCGTAACGACTGGCTGCGCGCCACGCTGGACGGCAAGTGCGAATACAACGGCGCACCAGCGGTCTGGGAAGCCAAGCACATTGGTGCGTTCAGCAAGGTGGACGACGCGGTGCAGCGGTATCTTCCGCAGGTTCATGTGCAGATGCATCTGGCCGAGTGTCAGCAAGCGATCCTGTCAATCCTGCACGGCACCCAGAACTACGAGTGGGTAGTGGTCGAGTTTGATGACGCCTATTGGGCTTCGGTTCTGAAGGCGCTGGAGGACTTCCGCGACTGCGTGGCGTTCAACGTCCCGCCATCGGATGCGCCGGTCATCGCTGCCAAGCCAACTACGTTCAAGGTCTACGACATGACCGGCCAAAACGAATGGGCATCACACGCCGCTGACTGGCTTTACAACAAGACCGCTGCCGACACGTTTAAGGCTGCGGACAAGGGGATTAAGGCGCTGGTGCCTGAAGATGCCAGCGAAGTCACAGGACACAACATCATCGTGAAGCGTTCCAAGGCGGGCGCTCTAACCATAAAGGGTGTGAAATGAGCGAACCAATTCCAGCCAACGTCGCCAAGGCCATCTGCATGGTCATGGCCGATGTGCCCAAACTCGGCAAGGGCGAGAAGAACCAGCACGGCAATTACAACTTCGCCAGCATCGACGACTTCCTCGAAGCCGTGCGCCCGCTGTGTGCCAAGCATGGCCTCATCATCATGCAGGACGAGGAAGCCTTCGAGATGAAGGAAGGCTGGCTGGTGATGACGTTCCGGTTCACGCTGGCGCATTCCAGCGGCGAGACTTGGGCGCACCGGCCCACCAGGACCATCATGGTGTCCGCGAAGATGGGCAGTCAGGCATTCGGTGCCGCGCAGTCCTACGCGCTGAAGCAGTACATGCGGTCGCTGTTCCAGATCGCCACTGGCGAGAAGGGCAACGACGCCGATGAGCATCCGCCTGCGGACCTGCCTGACCAGCCCAAGAAGGTCAAGACTGAGGAACCCAAGGTATCCGCCGCCACCAAGTTCGCGGACCAGTGCATCAGCAAGATGGATGGCCTAGAAACGCTGGCCGAGATCGTCGTGTTCCTGCGGACCATCGGCCTGTACGACGAGAACGAGGGTGACTGGATCGTTGAGGACAACACCAAGCTGGCCAAGCTGCGCGACACTGCACCCGATGACTATGCCCGCGTTCATGCGGCTTACAATGGAAGGATGGAAGTATGACCGAGTTCGATAATACCGACCGTGGCGTGTTGTTCAAAAACAACCGCAAGGAAAACGACAAGCACCCTGACTATACCGGGACGCTGAACGTGAAGGGCCATGAGTACGAAATCTCGGCGTGGATCAAGACCAGCGCCAAGGGCACCAAGTTTATGTCACTCAGCATCAAGGAGCCGTACCAGAAGGCGGGCGGCAGCGCACCGGCAAGCCGCAATGATCCGGATGACGAGATTCCTTTCTGAAATTCAGCCAACGGGAGACAACCACAATGAAATCCGAAATCACGATAGTGACGCCAGAGATGGCCAAGCAATGGCTCCAGTGCAACATCACCAACCGGCGCTACAGGCTGGATTGGGTGACCCAATTGAGGGGCGTCATCGAACGCGGCGAGTGGATCACCACGCACCAGGGCGTCGCGTTTGACGAGGCCGGGAACCTGCTGGACGGCCAGCATCGTCTTGGGGCCATAGCCGCCGCCGGTATCCCGGTGAAGGTTATGGTGACCCGTGGCCTTCCAAAGGAAGCGTTCGCGGTCATGGACCGGGGCAAGGCGCGCAGCCTTCGGGATGCGACCAATCACGCACCTAATGTGATTTCCGTCGTCTCCATGATAACCCTGTTCCTGTCCGGTCAGGCGGTGACTGCGGGCCGCAATGCATGGACCTACGACCAGTACATGGAGGTTTACGATGTGTTTGGCACGAAGGCTGAATACATTGCGGCGCACGCTACCAAGAACCGCAAGGGTGTGGCACAGGCCGCCGTGTTGACCACCGCCGTTATTCACCTTGTGGATGGCTATGACGTAGCCGACCAGATCAAGGCTCTCAACCTGCTGCATTTCGAGGCCATGACGCCATCGGTGCAGGCGTTTACCCGTCAGGTCATCAGCGGCACAATCAAGGGCCGCGACCAGATGGTGGCGCGGGCGTGGCGGGCGCTTGATCCACGGAACGCCGGGGTGTCCCAAATCCGCGTAACCGATCCTCTGCCGCTGATTTCCGAGATGCGGACCATCTTGATCCGTGAGTACGAGCAGAAAAGGATGGCCGCGTGAGCGACGACCCCCTCTGGCGGCGAACGCTAACAGGTTGGTTACCTGCTGATGAGCAGGCCCAGGAGTTGTTTAGTTCGTTCGCCGTGGGGGACGTTTGCCGCTTCAAGCCGCGAAAGATGCGGAACCCGGCGTTCCTGCGGAAGTTCTTTGCCTTGGTCAGCTTGTGTGTCGATAGCACCGAAGGGTGGACCGTGGATAGTTTGAGAAAGTACGTCGCCATCGAAACCGGGCATTTTACGCCGTACACGTTCCCGGCGCGTCCGGGTATTGTGCTACGTGAGGCCAAGTCGATCAGCTTTGGCAAAATGGATTCGGACACTTTTACCGCTTTTTTCAACGATGCGATCAACGTGATGATCCGTGATGTGGTTCCGCATATCTCTGAACAGGAGTTGCGGGATGCTGTGGAGATGACCCTTGCGACCGCTTGACAATAGCCCGCCTTCCGCAGCATCCCGGCCCTACCTAGGCCATGCGGTTGGGGAGCATGTACTTCCTGCTCTGTATAGCACGCGTGCCTTTTATCGGTGGCCAGCCGCCCGGCGGTCGAACCACGACCATAGTAGAATGCCGTTCATATGCGCGTGTTACGACCATAGCCACATGCGGCATTTGGTCGGGTCGGAAGCCCGCTTGCGCGGTGAAGTGCCCCCAGAGCATATCCGGTTTTACGTTCAGGAACCGGCAACTGTGGCCCAGACCTTTGATGCAGATTGCGCGGTCGCGTCGAATTATGTAAAATCGACCGCAACGGAGACTGGAAAATCCGGGCAGGAACCAGTCGCCATTGCCGGGGGACAGGGCGTAAACTCTGTCCCCCAACCTCTCTATGGTAGCACAACCCGCTCTGACATCAAGGGCTTGTGCTGATGCGCCTCAAATCCCCCAGATTCCGCAGTCGCGCCTACCTTGCATATGTCGTTTCGCAAGGGTGCCTGATATGCCGTGGCCCTGCTGTTGCCCACCACCTGTTGCGTGGCTCTGGGCATGGGGTTGGGCTGAAGGCTGGCGATGACCAGACGCTGCCGCTGTGTGATGGACACCACCGGGAACTGCACGCCAAAGGCAACGAGACGCGATACCTGGAAGAACACGGCATCGACGGGCCGACTGAGGCCGCGAGGTTGTTTGAAATGTGGAGAGCAAAATGACTGTTCCAGATGAACCTGTAAATCTCAACGAAATCAACGGCGTTTGTCACGGCCCGGTTGGCTGTTCGCGCCATAGGGCGGCATCTGCTGTCGGTTGTGCCAATGGGACGACGAGCGCGTGGTGGGTGGCATGAAGCCGATCCGGCGCGTTGCTTCAATTTCTGGCGGCAAAGACAGCACCGCTACGATGCTTATCATGATGGACAGGCATCCGGCTGACGAATGGAAGTTCGTGATGGCCGACACGGGTAATGAGCATCCGCTAACCCTGGAATATGCGACTGATTATCTCCCTAGAAAACTGGGCGTCACCGTTGATGTGGTGAAGGCCGACTTCTCTGCCGAGATCGCTCGCCGCCGGGTTTATGTCGAGACGATGTGGCCCTCCAAGGGCGTCCCAGACGCAGACATCCAGCGGGTTCTAAAGCACCTGCATCCGAGCGGGAATGCATTCCTTGACCTCTGCCTCTGGAAGGGACGCTTTCCGTCGCGCACGCGCCAGTTCTGCACTCAATACCTGAAGCGTATCCCGCTCGACGCCTACCTGCTGGATCTGATGGCCGAGGGCTATGAGGTCGAAAGCTGGCGCGGCATCCGCCGTGACGAGAGCCAAAACCGCAAGGATGCAATTGAGTTTGAGGTAACAGCCGAGGGCTACAAGATCGTTCACCCCGTCGTGGCGTGGACGGCCCAACAGGTCGTTGACTTTGTTACCAGCCGAGGCGTGCTGCTTAACCCTCTTTATCTGAGGGGCATGAAGCGCGTCGGCTGCATGCCGTGCATCAATTGCGGCAAGGACGAGATCGCCGAGATATTTAACCGAGCGCCGGAACACATCGACAAAATAAGGGAATGGGAAGAAACCGTGTCTTACTGCGCCAAGCGCGGCTGGACAACATTTTTCGCCGATAAAGCCCTGACCTCGCCAACCCCCATATCCGGTTGGACGCGCACACTGATAACTGATGAAGCTGGGGCCCAGGTTGAGCAGTGGGTCGAGAGTGACGGGGACATATTCGAGCGTCTTCGGATCGACAAGCGTGTCGAGTGGGCAAAGACGGCCCGTGGCGGCAAGCAACTCGACCTGCTCAAGTTCAACCCTCACCCGGATGCCTGCTCAAGCCTGTACGGGCTGTGTGAATGAACGCCGCAAAAACCAATATCAACGGCGCTTGCCACCAGCCCGATATCACATCGCGCCATGGGTCGGCACTGATACCCAGCCGTGCCACGGAGGCGCGGTGATGATCGCAGCCCTGTACGTTGACGCCACAGGCAGCTACTCGGGCCTCCCCGGCGTTGACCTGTGGGACCAGAAGCGAGACGCGCGGCAGTATGACGGCCCGTGGCCGGTCGTCGCCCACCCGCCCTGCCAGCGTTGGGGCAAGATGTGGTTTGGTCAGCCGCTGCATGTGAAAAAGACCGGAGAGCGCAAGACCAAGGGCGACGACGGCGGCTGCTTTGCCGCTGCGCTTGCCTCTGCCCGAAAGTGGGGCGGTGTGATCGAGCATCCCTGGGGATCACACGCATGGCCGCACTTCAACCTGAACACGCCACCACGCGAAGGCGGCTGGATCGTGGCCGACTTTCACGGCGGCTGGACCTGTTGCGTCGAGCAGGGCCGGTATGGCCACTACGCCCGCAAGCCGACCATGCTGCTGGCCTGCAACGTCGATCTACCGGAACTGGAATGGGGTATCGGTGAGGCGCGGCTTGATCCTGCCGTGGTCGAGCGCATGGGCCTGGCGCGGGCCAAGCGACTGGGTGAAGTGGGCGCTAGAGGCGGCGGGACAGACAGCAAGCCGCGCATTGGCACACCAGAACCGTTCCGCGATCTGCTGATTTCAATTGCATCCACAGGAGGGATGAGATGAGCGACGACCTTGTGAAGCAGGCCCGCGACCACGCTGCTGGCCCCTACGCCGAAGCGCGGCGGGTGCTGGACGCCCAAACTGACGTTACTTGGTACGAGATGCGCGAGGCCCTATCCAACCTCCTGTCCCACGTCGAGCGCCTGACCGCCCCAATGACGGGCGACCGGGCGCAGCGGCGGGCATACCTGAACGCGGCCATTGAGGCTGCGCTGCCGATTTCACCGGAGGACGCCGTAGAACTTCGCAAGGTTCTCGCCCTCCTCGAAGCCGACGCTAGGCGCGAGGCGGCGCTGGCCGATGCGATCAGGGAGTGACAATCCTGTTGGGGATGAGAACTAGATGGTGGTAGGATGTGCGCTGCGGCGGGTGCTGGGGTTCTGAAACACGCTCGCGTGGATTCCGCTAGGATAGGTACGTCCCGACCCGCCGCACCCCTCACTGGTTATTCACCGCCCGCGCCGCCTCATACGCATCCACAGCCGCCGCACGCCTGATCTCACATACCGTTTGCCCTTCCCACGCATCAAGCAGCGCGGAGATCAGCGTCGAGATGTCGCCGTCAGGGAGAGGGGCGGGCAGTGGGCACGGCTGCGCCACCTGGGCGGGCAGCGCGGGCATAGTCGCTCGCAGCGGCATTGATTTCGGAGAGCAGCCCATCAGGGACGCGGCAAGCAGGATTATCGCGAAACACATCAACAGCCTTGTAGACCACCTTGTCTCTCCAGACGGTGCGAACCGCATTGATAGCCTCCATGCCGATGGTGATGTTGGTGTCGATCTCGGCAATGGCGCTCTGTAGCAACTTGGTATCCGCCGCTGCTTTGGCTTCTGCGGTCCGCTGGGCGGCGTCGTACTCGGCGCGCACCTTTTCCTCGCGGCTGTCTCCGATGGCGTCCACGGCCCACCAGCAGGCGAGCAGGACGGCGATGACGCCCGCGCCGATGCCTATCCAGCGCCACGGCAGGGCTTTCAGGGCGAGCGGGATGGCAAGGGGAATCATTCTGCCGTCCCTTTGATCTTGCCCCACTCGCGAACCGCAAAGGCTGCG